GAAGAACCAGGCCCTGCTCAAGACTTGCTTATCAACCGCTGTCGCTACGACTACAGCAACGCGCTAGAGTACTTCGAGCAGAACTTCGCCCGAGAAATTCTTCGCCTTCAGCTGCAGGTGGCCGCAGAAGAGGTGAGCACTGATGGAGGGGCTTAGGAAGCAGGCGTACCGCGATAAGATGCGGGAGCTGGGCAAGACTCTGCGGCACCGGATCGTGATCCAAAAGCGGAGTGTGACGAAAGACCCGTGGGGCAACCAGGTCGAAGAGTGGCAAGACTGGCGGACGGTCTGGGGCAATTTACAGACGCTGTGGGGTGAGCGGTACTACGCTGCCAAAGCAGTCGGTGAAGAGAACACTGTCATCTTCGAGCTTCGGCGGGCGCCCTTTCTAGACGAACTGATCCAAAACGTCGATGACTACCGCTTGGAGTTCCTCACACACCACCGCGGCACTGTCTACACCATTCTGCGCGTTGACCAGCTACCGGGCGAGGCGTGGGTGAAGCTGACTTGTGAGGAGAGTAAACTGCATGGCTGATGTGATCAAAGTAGATGACTTGGCCGGCGAAATAGTTCTTGCTGTGAGGACATACACGGAAGAGGTAGGGGCAGCCATCGACCAGGCCGCCAGAGACACAGCAAAAGCCATGGCCAAAGACCTGCGGGAAACCTCGCCCAAAGACACGGGCGAGTACGCCAAGGGCTGGACGTACCGCAAGGAAGCCCCAGGAAGCTACCGGGTCTACAACAAGAAGAAGCCTCAACTTACCCACCTCTTGGAACACGGCCATGCCCAACGCGGAGGTGGGAGGGTGGAAGGTAGGCCGCACATTAAGCCTGCTGAAGAACGTCACGCTCCGCAGCTGGAGAGGAAAATCGCGCAGATTCTTGAGAGGGGTGGTTAGCCGTGACCTACTTGGATATCATGGCAGGCATGGAAAGTATAGGGCTGCCCTGCAGCTATCACAAGTGGTCTCGAGCGCCGTCCCTGCCGTATACGCTGATTACGCATACGGAAAACGACGATTTGATGGCGGATAACTACAACTACTTCGACGTAGGCAACTACCGATTGGAACTCTATACCGCGCGGAAAGACCCGACTACTGAGAGAAAAGTCGAGAATTGGCTCAAAGCCCAGCGGATCCCCTATGGGAAGTCCTCACCGGGCTTTATTGATTCTGAGAACATGTTCCTTACCGCGTACGATATTCAATTGATAGGAGGTTAACACGATGGCGAACAAAGTGAAATTTGGTCTTGAACAGGTCCACATTGCGTTCAAGAGTGCCGACGGGTATGAAACCCCCCAGGCGATTCCGGGAGCAGTCAACTTGACCATGAATCCGGAAGGTGGCGAGACGGCATTTTATGCCGACAATCGCAAGTACTACAGCAGGTTCACCAACAATGGGTACAGCGGCACGCTTGAGATGGCGCTGGTGCCGGACGATGTTCTTGCCGAAATGCTTGGCTGGGAAGTTGATGACATGGGTATGCTGGTCGAGGTTGCCGACGGGCAGCCGAAGGAGTTTGCGCTGCTTGGCCAGGTGCTGGGCGACGAGCGTAACCGCAGATTTGTGTATTACAACTGCCTCGCTAGCCGGCCTGCCGATAACGCGGCTACAACCACCGATACGGCTACTCCGACCACCGAGACGCTGAATATCACGATCCTGCCGATTGACCACAACGGTAAGAAGATCGTCAAGAGCGTCATTGAGCGTGATGAGACCAACGCGGCTATCTTTGACGGCTGGTTCGACGAAGTGAAGCTCCCCGGACAGGAGGGGTAAGGAGTGCGAACGACGATCATCGGAGGTAAAAAGATTCAGTTGAGGGCCAATCCGTTGGCCCTCTTGTTCTACAAACAGGCGTTTGACAGTGATCTGATTGCGGACCTTCTCAAACTACAATCCTTACAATCACTGCAAGACGGAGATTTTTCGTCTCTAGATATGGTCAGCTTGTTCCAAATAGCTTATGCGATGAACAAGGCGGCCAAACCTGCTGATGTATTTCCGACGTTCGAAGAGTGGTTGGCGCAATTTGAAACCATCGGGTTTGATGACCCGCAGTGGATAGTTGATGTGGTAGAAGAAGCCGCGGACGGCTTCTTTCGTTCCGGAAAATCTGCTCCAGAATCAAAGGAACAATGAACGAAGCAAACCATTTGAGGGTAGAATTGATCTGTTAATCCTGGCAAACGCAAAAAAGATGGGCCTTTCATTTGACGAGTTGGCCCTATTTCGTGTGCGGGATTTCTTGGAGTTTACAGATATCTACTTTGGCGAACTCCAGCCAAGCCGGCGATTCGCCAAAGATGGGATCCGCAACGCAACTCAAGCGGACATCGACCAGCTATTGGGCTAGGAGGCAGGTGAGATCGGCTTGGCCACAATTAAGGGGATCACAGTCCAAATAGGCGCAGATACCACGGGGCTTGATGCGGCGCTGAAGGATGTTAATAGGACATCGCGAGAAATATCCAAGGAGCTGCGGGAAGTTGAGCGGCTGCTCAAGTTCAATCCTCATAATACGGAAGTCCTGGCTCAGAAACAGAAACTCCTTGCCGATCAAGTTGAAAATACTCGCGAGAAACTGAACAGGCTGAAGGAAGTTCAGGCTCAGGTAAATCAGCAGTTCCAGGAAGGCAAGATCAGCGAAGAGCAATACCGAGCCTTCCAGCGGGAACTCATTAAAACCGAGAGTCAGCTGAAGGAATACGAAAAACAGCTTAGAGCCGTCAACTTGCAGAATCACGAGTTTAACCAGAAGATGCAGGAGGCGGGGAAAAAGCTCCAGGATGTTGGCAAGAAGCTTACGGATGTAGGCAAGACCTTGAGCACCCGCCTAACTGCCCCACTGGCGGCTTTCGGCGGTGTTGCTGCTAAGAGTGCCATTGACTTTGAGAGTGCGTTCGCGGGCGTCAGGAAAACCGTGGACGCGACCGAGGAAGAATTCGCCGCCTTGGAACGCGGTATCCGGGATATGGCTAAGGAGATCCCGGCGGCTGCTACTGAGATCGCCGGGGTCGCCGAGGCCGCCGGCCAGCTAGGTATCGCCAACGAGCATATTCTGTCCTTCACACGGACCATGATTGACCTTGGCGAGAGCACGAACATGTCGGCGGAAGAAGCGGCCACAGCTCTGGCGCGGCTAGCTAACATCACCCAGATGTCCCAGTCCGAGTTCGACAGGTTGGGGTCCACTATCGTGGCGTTGGGCAACAACCTGGCCACGACCGAAAAAGAGATCGTTGAAATGGGTCTCCGTCTGGCCGGTGCCGGCAAGCAGGTTGGTATGACCGAAGCGGAGATTCTATCCTTAGCTGGTGCTCTTAGCTCCGTAGGTATTGAAGCTCAAGCCGGCGGCTCTGCTTTTTCCAGGGTCATGGTTCAGATGCAGCTGGCCGCTGAGACTGGCGGCAAGAAGCTGGAGCAGTTCGCCGCTGTTGCCGGCATGAGCGCGGAGCAGTTTGCTCAACAATTCCGCGAAAATGCTGCGGGAGCCCTTATCGCCTTCATCAGCGGCTTGC